GGCTGGGGATGTCTCTGGCCTATCTACTGAAAAGCTGAATATTCTTAAAAGCATTCTGTCTCAGAGTCTAGACATTGATCGCCCTGCACCAGCTCCAGCGCCAGCATTGGCCCAGCCACTGCCAGAAGCTCCAACCCAACGCCTGCGATCCATTGGCCAAGGTGTCACGATGGGTGCATCCGATGAGATGGAAGCTCAATTGCGCTCTTCTGTGACTGGTGAAAACTATGACAAGGCACTTGCTGACATTAGAAGCAAGATGAAGGCTTACCAGGCCCAGTCACCTTTTGAGGCATTGGGTTATGAAGCGCTTGGCGGTGTTGGATCAGCGGCTGCATTGACTGCGGCCACTGGTGGCACGGCTGCACCATTGACTGGGCCAAGAATAGCGGCCAGCATGGCTCCACTGGTCAGGGCATTGGCCGGCACTTCAGCGCTTGGTGGCGCTCAAGGTGGCATCACCGGATTTATGACTGGCGAGGGAGACTTTGCAGCCCGTGCGGCCAGAGTGCCAAGCTCAACAATGATGGGTGCAACTCTTGCCCCAGCAGTGCAGGCCACATTCATGGGCGCTGGCAAGGTCACAGACATGGCGCTCGATGCTGCCAGGCGCTTGGCCGGTGGTCGGGGTGGCAAGGCAGCAGAGGCTGAGATTCAACGCCTTGCAGGCGAGACTGGCCTGACCACAGACGAAATCGTGCAGCGCATTGCCAATGGCGAAATCTTGGCCGAAAACCAAACATTACTGCAAGCTGTGCGCGGCCTGTACACCCAAGGCGGCAAGGCATCCACAACAATTCAAGGCGCTTTATCTACACGCCCAGACACTTTGCGCAGAGAAGCATTGACAGATATGCAGCAGAAGCTGGTCAGCGGTCTCAATCCCAACTTTACTGGACCACGCCCACAGAATGAAAATGTCTTGCGTTTTTATCGATCAACCAATGACGAAGCAAAGGCATTGGAAAACCAAGCCTACAAAGACTCTTATGGCACTGGCGGCATCATTGGCCAAGATTTATTGGGAAGTCTTAAAGACGCACTGCAAAGATCGCCAACGGCCATTGCCGACATCAATGCAATCTACACGGCCCAGACAGGCAAGAAGCCATTTTTCTCCTTTGACAAAGATGGCGAAATTGTGTTTGCCAAAGCGCCAACATTGGAAGATGCTGAAGTTGTCCGAAGAGGTATTCAGACATCAATTGACTCTGCCTTTACAAGTGGCAAGGGTGGTGTTGGAGCAGCTCTTAAACCCGTTGAGGGCGCTTTGAGAGATGCTATTGATTCATCATCACCAAGACTGGCTGCAACCCGTGCTGAAGCCTCACAGCTTAGAAGCGCAAGGGATGCATTCAAAGAAGGCCGCACCATCTTTAGCAAGAGCGCAGATGAGGTCCAAATAATGATGGAAGACATGGCCAGCAACCCTGGCGCAGTCAATGCGTTTAGGGCTGGCGCTATGGATGCCATTCGCAATCAAATGGGATCAGGTCGCGCCAAGTCCATGATGGGTGTGCTGGCCAGTCCTGAGACCAAGCAAGGCGCTATCTTGCGCACCATTTACCCTGGTGACGAGCTTGATGGCATCTTGACCCGCATTGGCACAGCTGCCCAGTCGCAGGCTGCCAAGAATAGGGTTCTTGGTGGATCGGATACAGCGTCATCAGTAATGCAGGCTGCGCGTACTGGCTCAACACTTACTGCTGACGATCTGGCCAGCGCTGCTACCGGAAGCCCAATGGCTGCATTCCGAGTGGTCAGCAAAATGCTAGGTGAGTCCAACAAGGGAATGTCAGAGCAAGATCGCCAGCGTGTGGCCCAGATTCTGATCTCAGAAGACCCAGAGATTGTGCGCAAAGCATTGCGTGATGAAAGCGGCATGGCCAGATTGCAGCAGGCCGTGGCGGCTGGTGCGAGAATGCTTGGCAAGACTGTGCCTTATGGTGCAAGCTACATTGGCGCGACAATGCCAAGACCTATCTACGGCCAATAAGGGGTAAACATGGCAGGCTTGCTGGACTACTTAGAGGGCATTGGAGAGACTGGTGCGACACTTGGCACTGGACTCTTGTCTGGTGTTGTTGGCGCTCCATACGGGCTGTTTAAAGGCATCACCAGTGGCCGCTATGGCAGCCCAGAGGCTGTGCGTATTGCCGAGGAAGAGGCCAAAAAATTCATGGAGCGCAACACCTATGTCCCAAGGGGCAAGGTGGCCCAAGAGGCTTTTAGCAAGGCTGCACAGCTCATGGAAGCAAGCAAGCTGCCACCAATAATTCCAGAAGCTATTGCACTTGGCTCAATTCCTCGCCAGGCTTATCTGGCCCAAGCCGAGCGCAGGGGCATGGACCTAGAACGGGCCATGGAGCCAAGGGTTAAAAAAATGCTTGAGCGTGGTGGTGTTGGCGCTGATATCTTGCAGGGATTAGCGCAGGGTACTCGGTCAAATGTTTACTTACCAAATACGCCATCAAATCGAAACCCATTAGTTGGAACTCGATACGAGACTCAGCAGCTACCAGGCATTGTGGCCAGAAGGCCAGTCAACTATGACGAAATGCGTGGTGGCAGCATAATGACTTATCCGACTGATATATTGAGTCGCAATACGTTAGTCACCAGTGTCAGTGATATTCCACTTGGAAACAATGCGTTTGTCACACCAGGCGGTTTGATGTACATGATGGATGAAAATAACATTGCCAAAAAAATTGGCTATGCATCAAATCAGGCTGCTGCAACTTCTCAAAACAATAGAGCGTTACAGGCCATTGAAGAAAATTTGAAGATGGGTGGAACTGGCCGTATTTTTATGGCCCCTCACACAATGCCACCAGGTGGTGAGAACTTCTCAACTGGTCCAACACTTGGTCTGCTATCAATGATTGACGCAACTAATCCCAGTCCATCTCTTTTGAATACCATTTCAGATCAGATTAGAGCAGCCACAGTCAAAGGCGTAAAAGGAAAATACAAAGATTTTGTTGGCTTGAATGATCCAATGGCGGCAGCGCAATTGCTTACCGGCCAAGGTTTAAAGGCTGGAAGTGCAGGCGATTTGAGAAAAGTGTTTGTTGACAAGATGAGCAATGTTGCTGCTGAAAAAGGGTTGGACTTTAACTATCCAGACTTACAAAGGGCCATGTTTGATCCAAATGTTATGAATAGGCCCAGCTTCTGGATGGGCGATGCAATCTATGAAGCATTGCCAAAACTTGGAATTCAACCTGGTACGCATGGCGCTTATGGCTACGATATGCCAGGCATATTCTTTGGCAATACCAGAGGCGCTCCAATCAATGAATTCATGCAGCCGGTATACAACAAGATTTTGCCAACGCAAATGAACAAGCCTGGTTCTGGCTATAAGAGTGCTTCACTTGAAGATTTATTCGGTCAAATCCAAATGCCTGGAGATATACCAGCCGGCAGGACTTATGCAGACCCAAATCAATTGACCAGAGGGAAGTTGTCCACAGCTGGTGAAAACATTTCCATGTTTATGGATGATGCTCAAATCAAACGACTCAAGAAACTTCTTGGGGAAGAGTGACCATGATGATGTAATGCTCAAGAGCGCGAATAGCCTCTTCAGCAATGGCCTGCTGTTCTGGGCCGGTCATCTTATTGATGGCTCTGTCTGGCTGCACATCGATGTTGATGCCAAAACTAGACAGTTGAACGTCTAAAACTATTTTCATACTATTCCCCCAAAAAACGCGGCCACAAGTGGGTCGCGTTTAACAACCCGTCTTTTCTGTCTGCGTCTGGCCAAGCCAAAGTCTTTGTCGTCTGCTGACATTTTCTCTCTGTATTTTTTGATGCGCTCTGAGCCTGGCACTGGCCCAGGCGCTTCAGCATCAATCCCATCACCCCATGACCACAGAGGCCGCCACTGGCCATTGGCGCTCACTCTGGTGTATCCGCTGATATAGACCAAGTCATGGCGGTGCAGATCAAACAGAATCCTTGCAGCACTGCGCCTGGCACAGAAGCACAGCTTGGCCAAGTCAAGGTCTGAGAGGTTCCCTTTCTTTTGGAGCGCTGCCTCAATGGCAGGCTCTACACGGGGTTTTAAGCCTCTGGCCATGTGCTGGTCTCCATTCGGGCTTTTAAGCGCTGGAGCATCGTTTTGACAACGTATGCATGGGTTCTGACATCTTTGTTGATGGCATACCCATAAATCTCTGGATCGACCATGGCACTGACCAGGTCAAGACAAGCCTCAAGGGCCAAAGGCAATTCTTTATCGGTCATTGAACTTCTCCAGCGCAGAGACCTCAATGTGGTCCACCATGGACTGCAAGATCATGTGGGCAATGTCCACATCAGTGCCGGCAATGTATGCATTGTTGAGGGTCATGCACTCTTCAATATCAGGCTCATAAGGCGCACCATAAGAGTCGGTGTAGCCTTTCTCTTCTGGGCTGTATTCCAAGAAACAGACCAGGTCAACGTCTTCAACTGAGCATTCAAACTGGAACAAGTCTTTGGGGCATGGGGGTGTGGGGCCGTAGTTCATGGCTCAACCCCTCCAAGCCAACATCACGCCAATGCCACCAAAGATGATGATGGCCAAGGTGCATTCGATCAGGGTGGTAATAATTTTCTGTTTCATCGGTTTCTTTCGTTAATGGGGCCGAAGCCCCGTGGGTTTTATTTAACAGCTTTTAAAACTTCAGTGTCAACCCAGTCGCCAATCTGGGCAGGCATCCAGCCGTTTTTTTGTTGGCGGCCCAGGTGTGTGCTGGCCATGTGGCAATAAGTATTGCCATCACGCTGTGCGCCCACAGCGACAATGCGCCATGTGTCGCCCAGATGGACAATGACTTTGTTGAAGAGTTGGTTTGTGTTCATTTCGTTTACTCCGTTTTGTGTTGGTGTAACGGATTATGCCATAAAACAAATATGTGTAAACAATTATTTTTATCTGTTGTTTTTATACATAAAGCGCAATTAGAATGCGCCCATGGAATCAATTCACACTATCAGGGCAAGGGCCAAGGCTCACAAGATCACCATGGCTGCGGTGTGCGAAGCCGCTGGCATCCAGCAGTCCCAAGTCAGCCGGTGGCTGAGTGGAACTGTGGAGCCTCTGTGGACATCAGTCAATCAATTGAACATTGCGCTCAACAAACTGATCGACCAATCACCAGTCATTGTCGATTGAGGCAGCAGCCGGTGCGCTGGCTTTCTTTGGCGAGATTCCAAAGTCAGCAGCCGCACTGGGTTTGCTACCACCCAATGACTCACCCTTTTCCAAGAGCATGATGTTGTTGAGGCCAAAGCTGACACCCTTGTTTCCGGCTTGGTCATACGCATAGGCATTGACCGCCACTCGGCCATAGTCGCCAGAGACGATTTCATTGCTACCCAAGATGTCGTGGCCATGGGCATCGACTGCACCAGGCTTGGCCGTTGACTTGGTGTTGAAAAAGAAGTGGCCAGCGTATTCAGCGCTTAATGGCGAGCCATCAGATTTCACCTCAGTGTCGCCATCACGCAATGGATTGCGAACAGTCTTTGGTATTTTGTCTCCGAACTTGGCAGTCAGTGCCTCTTTGGCTGCGGCCTTTAACTGGGCCACAGTCTCGGTGTCAGTCTTTGGGACCAGCACCTGAGTGGAGAACTCTTCTTTGCCGTTCATCTCATTCTTACGAGCAGTCAGTGCTGAGAAATAAGAGAAGCGAACTTTACCGGTTACGACTTTTGTCATGGTTTTTTCCTTTTAAGGGTTTAAGGGGTTAATGGTTTACTACGTTTCTGCGATTAAACAGAAATTGCACTTTAGCACAAATGTCAGTTAAGATGCCTGCAAGTTAAAACGAGGAAACCGAAAATGCAGTTATTTCCCCATCAGCAGGAAGCCAAGCTCTTCTTGCTCTCTAGGCGAAGGGCCATACTGGCCGACCAACCCCGTGTTGGCAAGACGCTACCCACAGCAGCTGCTGCCCTAGAAAACCTACCAGCCCTGATCGTTTGCCCAGCCATTGCCAAGACAGTTTGGGAGGCGGCATTTGCTCAGCTGGCCCCCAACGTCTCGGTCCATGTGGTCAATGGCAAACGTGGCGCTTCAGAGGTGAATAGCGCAGACATCACCATCATCAACTACGATGTGTTGCAGTATGGTGTGACGCAAGTGGACAGATATAACACTCTAGTCTTGGATGAGTGCCACAGGATTAAGAATCCAAAAGCCCAAAGAACCAAGGCCGCCATGCTGGCCATGAAGAAGGTGGGCCATGTCTACGCATTGTCTGGCACGCCAATTCCAAATCGGCCCATCGAGTTGTGGCCCATCCTGCACGGCCTTGGCATTTACAGAGGCGGCTGGTACGACTTTGCAGGCCGTTATGCAAAGATGTGGGTCGCACCATGGGGCCTAGACACCAGTGGCGCGTCTAACCTGGTCGAACTCAAAGAGCTGATGAAGCCCCATGTGCTGAGACGCAAAAAAGAAAACATCTTTAAAGACTACAAAGACCCACAAGTGTCTCTGATCACCTTTGATCTGGCCAATGACAAACGCGAGCAAGCCTTTGATGCCGATGCCTTGATGGCAAACCCCAATGCCTTGCTGGCCTTTGAGGGTCTGGCAGAGATCATGCGGGAAGCCGGTATGCGCAAGGTCAAGGCCGCCAGTGAATTCATCGATGACCTCTTGCAGGCCAATGAGCCGGTGGTGGTCTTTGCGCACCATAAGGATGTGGTGGCCGAGCTGGAGAAACTGCTATTTGTCCACAAGCCCGTGATCGTGGTGGGTGACACATCAAGGGCCAAGCGCGACAAGGCCATTGCAGATTTCCAAGCCGGCCAGACCAAATGCATCATTGGCAACATTGCTGCAATGAGTGAAGGTGTGGACCTATCGGCTGCCGACACCATTGTCTTTGTTGAATGTACTTGGTCCACATCGGCACTGGAGCAGGCATCAAGCCGTGTGGAAAACATCAACAAGTCAGGCATTCCACCCGTCATCTACATTCTGACCATCAAGGCATCCCTCGACCACAATGTGCTGGCCAAGGTCTTAAAAAAGCTCAATGTCGTCAATCAAATCATTTAACCAACTGGAGAAACCATGCAACATGAAACCCGAAAACACGCCCGACTCTCAGCATCCCGCACAGACAGATTCATGTCTTGCCCAGGCTCATACCGGCTTGAATCCCTCATGCCTTACGAGCCAGCAGGAGAAGCCGCTGCCATTGGCACAGCAATCCATGAACTCTCTGAGATCATTCTGTCAGGCCGTGCAGTCCCTGCCGACACCGACAAGGACCATGTGGCCATGGCCCAAGGCTATGCAGACTTTGTCAACACTCTGGTCGAGAATCCGCGCAAGAAGCTGATTGAGGTCAACCTCGATGAAGGTCTGAAGTCCCTGCACCCAGCGCTTGGTGGGACTGCTGATGCCATCCTGGTCGATGGCAACCACCTGCATGTCATTGATCTGAAGACTGGCCGTGTGGCCGTGGAGGCCGAGGACAACAAGCAGCTCTTGACCTATGCCCTTGGCGCGATGCGTCAGCTCAAAGCGCCAAACACCATCGAATGCACCATGCACATCTATCAGCCCCGTGTTGGCCACAGCAAGTGGACAGTGTCGGGCAACCGATTGGAGCTACACGGCAGGCGCTTACAAGAGGCAGCCGAGCTGGCGCTCACAAGCGATGCACCTACAAGCCCCTCTCCGGATGCCTGCCGGTACTGCAAGGCCAAGACCATTTGCCCCAGTATGCGTGAGAAGGTCCAAGAGACCGCTAGGAACGATTTCAAGCCTGACACGACAGTCACCCCTGAGATGCTCGATGACGCTGCTCTGGTGGCCGCATGGGCCGATGCAGTGCAGTCTGCCGCCAAAGAGCAACTGACCAATGGCAAAGCAATCACTGGCTGGACCATGCGTGCAGGCCGTAAGACAAAATTCTGGAAAGACGAAGCGCTTGTCATGGAGGCATTCAAGGACAACATGAGCGCATGGGAACTCAAAAGCCCCAGTGCTGTCTTGAAACTCGGTGTCGAAGTCAGCGAAAGCCTAGTCGGTGAGAAGGTGGCTGCGGCTTCTTTGGTGAGGAGCAAAGAATGAACAAGTCAATGTGGAATAACGAGGCAGTCAAAGCCTATGAATCTGGCCAAGGTGTGGTGCTGGTTGAAAAGCCCTATCCGCACTATGAGCCTGTGGCGTGTTTACCGCCAACCCCAATTAGCGAGAATGCTCTCTACACCACCCCACCACAGCGCACATGGGTTGGGCTGACGGATGACGAGGTTTACAGAATAGCGTTTGAATTAGAGGGCGAGCATTGGAGGAAGATTGCCGATGCCATTGAATCCAAACTCAAAGCAAAAAACACTTAAAGAATAGAATCCAATCCCGTGCCAAAAGAAAAGACCTGATAGCGCGTAAACGCTACCAGGTCAAAAGTTCAACTCTCATGGCAACTAACAAATGAAACCCCTAACTAAAGGAATTTCAGTGACCATCTTAACTGAAACACCCCTGCCAGATACATTCAGCCAGTCCCAAGTATTGGCCTGCAAGATTGGCGCTGTCGCCCCAGATGCAGTCTTCTGCACCTTTGCCCTACAAGGCTCTAAGAAAATCCCCTACAAGCGGTCTGGCCAAGGTGTGGCACGGGATACAGACCCCACTGACCTCTACAACGCTGAAGACATTTGGGCCATGGAGTCATGCCCTCATGGCCAGTACCTTGGCCTAGTGCAGCAGCGCCCAATCATCAGCGCATCAGGCAATTATTTGGTTTGCCTTGATGTGGACATGAAGCACGCAAGTGGCCCCACCAACGTGGCCATCCAGCGCATGGCCAAGTATGTCAAAACCAACAAGATGCTGACCGAGGTCTCGGTCTCAGGCCGTGGCCGTCATGTCTTCTTATGGGTCCAACCGCCCAAAGAATCTGACCAAGTGCTGCCGAAGTACAAACTCGGTGGCGGCCAAGAATTAGAAGTATTTGGCCTCCCAAACAGTGCCGGCAAGTCAGTGCTACTTTCTGGCAATCAATTGGTGGGTGAATTCCAAGAGGCCGTGGACCTTTATGCCTTGCTCCAAGACTGGGGCATCATTGAGCAGCACCAGCTGCAAGAGCCAAAGCCAGCAGCGCCACCCACACAATCGTTTGACTTCACCCAATTAGGCTCAAGACTTGAAGACAGCGACCTTGATCGCGCAGTCAAGGCTTTGCACCACATTTCCCCAGACTGCGACTATGACCAGTGGATTGAGCTGGGCCAAGCGCTGCATACAGAATTCGGAGAGGCTGGCCTTGGCCCATGGATGACATGGTCCATGGCCGGCAACAAGTTTGCAGGCTTAAAAGATATTGAGACCCACTGGAAGAGCTTTCACCAGGGCAAGGGTGTTGGCATTGGCACACTCTTCAAGCACGCCAAGGACTGTGGCTGGGAAGCCCCAACCAAACAGACCGAGCGCAACTCAGCGGTGCAAGACTTTGCAGCAGTGATCAGTCAGGCCCAAGGGGATGCACCAGTGGCCCAAGACGCACCACAAGGCTGGCCAGAGCGCACATTGACCATTGGCCAGATCAAGCCTATCCGCTACATGGTCAAAGGCTTCTGGGCGCATAGTTTCATGGTCCTTGCCGGTCAGCCTGGCATTGGCAAGACCACAGCGGTCATCTCTTTATGCATGGTCATGGCCGGACTACAGGCCAAGGACTGCGAACTCACAGCCACCAAGAAACGCAAAACAATCATAGTGACTGAAGACTCTGACCAGGTAGAACGCACACTCACTGGATATTCACGCCATTATGGGATCAGTGCCAGTGAACTCTCCAATTGGTTTGTCATTATCGATGCCAAGAGAAGCCAAGTTAAAGACTTACTCATGCTTGCACATAATGTGATTCACCACACAATAGATAATGTCCGGCCATTATTAGTATTAGACACGGCCAACGCAACAATGGATATTGATAATGAGAATGACAACTCAGAAGTGGGTGCATATATTGCCGCCCTAAAGCAGACAATCTACATCCAGCTGGACACGCCAGTTTGCATCATCACACACACCAACAAGACCATATCTAAGGCCGACTCAGATGCCACTGCCCGTGGAGCCTCTGCATTCACAGGTGATGCAACCCTGACCGGTGTTCTCTTTGAAGATGAGACTAAGACCCGTTATATGCGCCTGGTCAAAACAAGATATCAGCCAAATTTTAGAGAAATCAAGTTCAACTCCGATGTCTTTGCTGACACTGTCCTTGATGAAGATGGCGATATTCAAGAGCAGATGGTTCTTTTGGTCGTGCCAGCCATGTCCTCGGAAGAAGACCGAAGGCAGGCAGCCAACGACAGACAGAACGACAAAAAACAACAACAAGTCCAAGATGCCGCAGACGCTGCCTGCAACTTTGTCCAGTCCATCATCAATGCCAAAGGCGCTGTCATCATGCGCAGAGGTTCTGGCCGGCCAAGTGTCCCAAAAGAAATGCAATCAATGCACCAGCTGGAATGGGCTGACATCTATCAGGCCGTGCCAGTGGCTGACCAAAGCTATGCGAGAAAGGCCGTTAGCAGTGCCATTTTTCAGCGCTTTGCATTGGACCAGTCAAGCTCTGGATGGGTTCAAATAAAGTAAACCGGTAAACCGGTAGTAAACCGGTAGTAAACCGGTATACCGGTTTAGATAAAGGCAGGTCTGTTGGTATAAGTGGGGGTCGTAGACCCACTTATCCACAGGCCAATCTGGTCAGTTTTGGGATAGTCAAAAGTAAAGCGGTAAAGCGGTAGATTTCCTTTGTCCATACCGGTTTACTTTTCACCCTTTTTGGAGTTTTTACATGGTCAATCAAATTGCTCAGTTATCCACAGGTTGTACACAATTAGAGAAATTCGTGGAAGATGAGCGCGTTTTTTGCCACCAGTGCAGTAAAGCGGTAAACGTGGAGCAGCGCCTGTCCATGCCGGCAGAGCAGTTGGAGAGGCACAGGAAGGTCAACGCAAAGCCACTGCACTGGATGCTGCAAGAGGCCAAGCTGAAAAACGGATGGGCAACAGTTAAGTGGTCCGAACACCAGTGCGGCCAGACCGGCCTCGCGGCATTCCCAACCGATGTCAAGCACCGATGCCATATGTTCCAGACCAAAGCCTCGGCAGTAGAATCCGAAGAATGGTGGTTGACTTAAAACGCAAACGAAAAAGCATTGAACACATTGACCAGGTCAAAGTGGTCCAACACTTTCGAGCGTTTTATCCAGACATCATCATTGCAGCAATACCCAATGGAGGCGATAGAACGGCCTCAGAGCGCGTTAGATTGCATTCTGAAGGGGTTTTGGCAGGGATGCCTGATCTATGCGTCTTGGAGCCTAAAAACGGCTTTCATGCGTTATTTGTGGAAATGAAGACCAAGGCCGGTGTGGTTTCAAGCAAACAAAGTGCAGTGGGTTTGCAGTTAAATGCAAAAGGGTATCGAGCAGTGGTCGCCAGATCAGCTGCCGAAGCAATCAAATCAATCGAGGAATATCTGAATGGCAACACCAAAAAAGAGTGCAAAGACATTGAGTGAGTTAGCCGACAACATTGTCGAGCGCCAGCTCACACTGCGTGACCAAGCTGCAATTGATCGCAAAGAGATGTCAGGAATCAATAAGAAAATTCACGCCTTTGGCGGTGAAGCCATGCTCTTTGACCATATCTCACAAGGAAAAACAACCGATTCAGTGATTAAGTCTCTGGGCATCAGCATCGGTGGTTTCTACAAATGGATCGAAAAAGATGGCAAGCGGGGAGAGCTGCTTGCTCGCGCACGCACGCGAGGTGGTCGAAGTTTAGCAGAGCAGACCCTCGAAATTGCAGACAGTGCAAGCCCTCAAGACGCGCAAGTGGCCAAGCTGAGAGTGGATACAAGACGCTGGCTGGCCTCTAAGCAGGCTCCAGATGAGTATGGTGACAAGCAGCAGCCCCTGGTCAATATCGACCTTGGAAGCATGGCGCTTGATGCCCTGCGTAAGCGATCTGTCGTGTCACTAGACGATTCTGCATAAATGAATACCGAAGCATTCAGCTACTTTATACAATGGCCATTATGTTAAGTGGATAGCTCGTTATCCACAGAATTAAGTGCATCAAAGTATTACAAGCCTACTTATGCACAGAAATCTGTGGATAAAGTTAGCCAAAATCCGTGGATAACCCAGCGGTGGCCGGCTGGCGGTCGGTGGCCACGACCCCCCCTTGGCCGGTTTGGCGGGGGCGACTGTGGCGGCACTAAACAGCTACAAAAAAAATTTTTAAAAAATTTAAAAATCTAACTTACCAAACAAGTCAAATTGTGCAAAAATGTCAACTCCACAAACAACGCGAGAACCCTATGCAAACGAAGCAAGCGACAGTCACAATTGATGACCAGGAGTGGATCGTCTTAGACACTGATGAGACTAAAGACAAGAAAGTGTTTTGCGCCTTGGGCAAGCCAGACAGTACGATTGTTTGGCACACTTGGGTGGACATTAACAAGATTGTGGGGATAATATGAATATCAGTTTATTAACCAAAGTCAGGCAATTATTTAATGTCGAATATGTACCACGTAGCACGAATAGACATAATCAGAAGCAATATATTAAAGCGATTAGATTATTAGGTGATAAGTGGTTAACGCACCCACATAATAAAATTCAGAGAATACAGTGATTATTATTTATTTAATCATTGCGGTTAATGTTTTATTCATTGCTTGGCTGGTGTGGAAGTATTTGAGCCAAAAGAAAGAGCAGCCCCCCACTGGTCCGGCCTGTGGGCTAATACTAAGGACATGGGTGAGTGAGCATGATTTTTTTGACAGGAAGTGTCCACCATGTCATCAGAACTGTGAGCAGGGCAGGACTTGTCCGGCAAGGGTATGAAGAGTAACTTTGTGAATAATCATGTGAGATTGAACGGGAACGTGCATGGCCATAAATTACGGCTTTGTAATAAATGCGAAGAGATGAAGCCACCCGAGGGTGGTGTGCAGATGTCTAGGTCGCGGTGGATTTGTGCATCGTGCTGGACCGATAGGGTGACCAGTCAGAACTTTAAGGGGATGGCCAAATGACTGATTTGTTGACTGCGCTGCACTTGGCGGTGGTGATACTGGATTTGAAGATTCGCATGATGGAGGCGATCAATGAGGAGATGTTTGATTTGGCGATGACGTATCACTTGCTGATACTGGTCAGGACTGATGAGCTAGAGGCGCATAAGTGGGCGATGAGTCCGAAGGCTTGGGTTATGTATGAGACGATCCACCCATGAGTAAAGAGAATGTGTTTGCCCAGTGGGTGGAGAGGTATCAGCCGGACCCTGTGCTATTTGTGCGGGAGGTGCTGGGGGTTGACCCTGACCCGTGGCAAGTGAAGTTTCTTGGGGCCATTGCCCGTGGGGATAGGAAGATATCTGTGAGGTCTGGCCACGGGGTGGGAAAGAGTACGGCAAGCAGCTGGGCCATGCTCTGGTACTTTATGACTAGATCGCCTGTCAAGGTGGTGGTGACTGCACCGACAAGCAGCCAGTTATACGATGCCATGTTTGCAGAGCTAAAGAGATGGATCAACGCGATGCCTTTGCCCTTGCAGGGGTTATTGACTGTCAAGCAGGAGAGGATTGAATTCAATGCCGCACCGACTGAGATGTTTATATCGGCAAGGACAAGTCGGGCCGAGCAGCCGGAAGCCTTGCAGGGGATTCACTCAGAGAATGTGATGCTGGTGGCCGATGAGGCTTCTGGTGTGCCAGAGCAAGTGTTCGAGGCGGCTGCTGGCTCGATGTCTGGCCACAATGCGGTGACGCTGCTTTTGGGGAATCCGGTGCGAAGCTCTGGATTCTTTTACGACACCCACACACGACTTGCTGATGAGTGGACCACATTCCAAGTGGCGTGTACGGACTCGCCACGGGTGTCAGATGAGTACGTCAAAGAGATGGCCATGCGCTATGGCGAGGAGAGTAACGTCTACCGGATCAGGGTGATCGGGGAGTTTCCCAAGGGCGATGACGACACTGTCATTGCCATGGACTTGCTGGAGAGTGCCGTGAATCGGGATGTCGCGCCAAGTGACTACGCGCCCATGCTATGGGGCTTGGATGTGGCAAGGTTTGGGAGCGATAGGTCAGCGCTGTGCAAGCGCCAAGGGAATGCGGTCACTGAGAATATCCGGACATGGAAGAATTTGGACCTGATGCAACTGACTGGCGCGGTGGTGGCCGAGTATCAGGCGCTGGCCCCAAGTGCGCAGCCTAAAGAGATTCTGGTCGACTCGATTGGATTAGGTGCTGGGGTGGTGGACCGGCTCAGAGAGCTGGGCCTGCCGGCCAGAGGGATCAATGTCAGTGAATCACCCGCGATGGGTGGAACGTACAGGAATCTGAAGGCTGAACTTTGGTACAAGGCGAGAGCTTGGCTTGAGGCCAGAGACTGCAAGATGCCAAAGGATGAGGTGCTTATTGCTGAACTGGCCACAGTGCGGTACTCATTCACCAGCAACGGCAAGATCGCCATTGAGGGGAAAGACGAGATCAAGAGGCGCGGTCTGCCAAGCCCAGACAAGGCCGATGCCTTTGTCCTGACGTTTGCCAGTGATGCAATGGCGGGGATGTACGGGTCTGGTGGAAGCAATAAGTGGAGCCAGCCCCTGCGCAGAAACCTTGTCAGGGTTGCATAATTCGGGTATTGACAACCACATGGGGATTTGAAATGAGTAAATTGACAAGAGACGACAATGGTCAGGTGGCGACATTTGGCAGGCCAGGCGTGAGCCAAGTGATCACTGTTGGTGCAACAAGCTCACAGTCAAACGCTGTGGCAGCTGACTGCACGATTGTGCGTTTGGCCAATATCAATTCAGCGCCTTTATTCTTTGCGGTGGGTACAAACCCAACAGCTACGACAACGACCAGCGCCATGCTGCCGGTCAATGCGGTGGAATACATCGCAGTCAATGGCGGTGACAAGATCGCGGTGATTCGCGGTGCAACAGCCACTGATGTGTGCATCACACAAATTATTTAAGGGGCTGACATGTCAAAACTTGCACGCGATGACAATGGCCAGCTATGCACCTTTGGCCGCCTTGGCACGAGCCAGGTAATTGCTGTCACATCTACCAGCCAGCAGTCCAGCGCATTTGGAGCTGGAACGACCATTGTTCGACTGGCTAACACAAGCACAGCGCACATCCATTATGAAGTGGCTGCAAACCCAACAGCCAGCACCAGCACATCGGAGTGCCTGCCAATCAATACTGTGGAATATATTGAGGTCACTCCTGGCCACAAGATTGCTGTGGTGTGCGGCACGACCAGCACATTTTCTGTGACTCAAATTGTTTAAGGAAAACACCATGAAAGCAATGTCTAAAGCGCAAAAGAAGGTCGGCTCAGTAATGAAAGAGTTTGGCTCTGGCAAGCTGCACAGCGGCAAGGGTGGGCCAGTGGTCAAGAATCCCAAGCAGGCCATTGCCATTGCAATGTCTGAGGCAAAGATGCCCATGCGCGGTCAGCGCACGGCAAAAAACAAGGCGAAAAAATAATGGCTACTCTAAAACGCACCATGCGCCAGGTCATGGACAAAGAAGAGGGCGAGGACATGGAGGGCGGTGAGAACTGCCCCATGCCTACGCAAGACATTACCCTCAACCTAAAAAACCGCGCCAAGGCAATCACCAGCGCGGCCTATGGTCCTGAGAATCCCAAGCTGCCAAACGAGGCTTTTTGGCGTAAGAAGGCAGACCAGTGGGATGTCAGCATGGATGACGCAAAGCAGAGCCTATGCGGTAACTGCGCGGCTTTCAACGTATCCGATAAGCTCAAAGAGTGCATTGCGCAAGGTATTGGCATGGAAGCAGACCCATGGGGAACGATCAAGTTGGCCGATCTGGGTTACTGCGAGATTTTCGACTTCAAGTGTGCGGCCAGCCGGACTTGCGATGCATGGGTGGTGGGTGGACCCAACACTGGCGAGCAAGAGGGTGAAGACATGGAAGATGAAGGGGAAGAGGAATGAAAGGGCTATATGCAAACATTCATGCAAAACGCGAAAGAATTGCTGCTGGCAGCAAAGAGAAAATGCGCAAGCCTGGGGCAAAGGGTGCGCCAAGCGCTTCAGACTTTAAAGCAGCGGCTAAAACCGCCAAGCCAGTGAAAAAGAAATGAAGACCCCAGCCTGGCAGCGTAAAGAGGGCAAAAGCCCATCTGGCGGGTTAAACGCCAAGGGCCGTGCCAGCGCAAAGGCGCAGGGTATGGACCTCAAAGCGCCCGTCAAATCAGGCGACAATCCAAGGCGTGCCAGCTTCTTGGCGCGAATGGGCAATATGCCTGGGCCTGAGATGAAGGGCGGTGAGCCGACACGGCTGCTGCTGAGTCTCAAGGCATGGGGCGCAAGCTCCAAGGCCGATGCCAAGGCAAAAGCCAAAGCAATATCTGCAAGGAACAAAAAATGAACGACATGAATATGGACATCAGCACCGACATTGCAGCCACCGAGCCAATGGATGATGCGGAACTGCAAAGCATCATCACGCAAGACCTGACCGATGCCATCAGCTATGTGGACAGTGATCTGTCCCCCACACGCGCCAAGGGGACTGAATACTATCGCGGTGATTTATTCGGCAATGAGGTCGAAGGCAACAGCAAGGTGGTGGCCATGGAAGTGCGGGACACTGTCTCGGCCATGCTGCCAAGCCTGATGCGTGTTTTCTTTAGTTCTGAGAATGTGGTCGAGTTTGCACCCCGTGGCCCAGAAGACATGAAGATGGCCCAGCAGGCGACAGACTACGCCAACTATGTATTCCAGAACGACAACAACGGGTTTCTGACCAGCTATGCCATTTTCAAAGATGCGCTGGTCAGGAAATGTGGCATTGCCAAATTCTGGTGGGAAGACGAAGAGAAGGTCCGAATTGAAGAGTACACCGGCCTTGATGACCAGACCCTAGAGATGCTGATGCAAGAGCCTGGTGGTGAGGTCAAGATCATTACGTCTTACCCAGACCCAGCGATTGATGAAGCGCAGCTCACAACTGTAGACCCCACCACTGGCCAGCCGATAGTAATGCCTGCGCCAATGATCCATGATGTGCAAATCAAGCGTATCACAAAGGATGGCCGGATCAGGATCATGGCCGTGCCACCCGAAGAATTATTGCTGGACAGACGCGCCAGATCGTTTGACGACTCAACCATCATTGCCCACAGGCAAATGGCCACCATGGCTGACTTGCTCGCCATGGGCTATGACCAAGATGAGATCGAAGAGAATATGTCATCGACTGACTTGGACAGCAATGACGAGTATTTAGCGCGTCAGCCACTGAGTACCACATTTGGCACAAATGACGCTGCAAACCCGATGATGCGCAGAGTGCTGTACATCGAGGCTTATTCCCGTGTGGACTTTGATGGTGATGGCATTGCAGAGCTTAGAAAAGTCTGCTGCATGGGTGGCGGCTATAAGGTGGTGCGCAATCTGCCGGCCAGCTACATCCCCTTTGCTGACTTTCCCTGCGACCCAGAGCCACACACAAGCCCACTTGAGGCGATGTCGATTTTTGATATTACCCGTGACTTGCAAGAGATCAAGTCGGAAATACTCCGAAACACATTGGACAGTCTGGCCCAGAGCATTCACCCTCGCACAGCGGTGGTCGAAGGCCAAGTCAACATCGATGATGTCTTGAACAACGAGACTGGCGCAATTATTCGTATGCGTGCGCCTGGCATGGTCCAACCCCTGACAACTCCATTTGTTGGTCAGGCCGCATTCCCGATGATGGAATACATGGACCAGATCAAGGAAGACCGCACCGGCATGAGCAAGGCGGCCATGGGTCTGAACGCTGATGCATTGCAGTCCAGCACCAAGGCAGCTGTGGCAGCGACCATCAGCGCCAGTCAAGGCCGGATTGAACTCACGGCACGCATTCTGGCCGAGGGCATGAAAAAGCTATTCAAGGGCATTTTGTTCTTGGCCACAACGCACCAGGACAAAGCCCGAATGGTCAGAATGCGCAATGAGTGGGTGCAGATCGATCCAAGGTTCTGGGATGTGGGCATGGATGCCAACATCAACATTGCATTGGGCAATGGCGACACCAACGAGAAACTGCAAGCGCTGATGATGATCATGTCCAAGCAAGAGCAAATCCTGCAACAACTTGGCCCACAGAATCCACTGGTCACGCCACAGCAGTTCAGCAATACCCTGCGAAAAATCGTAGAGGTATCTGGTTTCAAAGACACAACAAGCTATTTCCAGAATATCCCTGCCGACTATGTGCCACCCGCACCACCACAAAAGCCAAGCCCCGAAGAGGTGCTGGCCCAGGTGCAGGCCGAGTCCATCAAGGCCGACATCCAGAAGAAGGCTGCCGAGCTTGAACTCAAGCGCCAGCAGATGATCATGGATGATGATCTAAACCGCGACAAGATGGCTCAGGATTTGTATCTCAAAAAATATGAAATTGAGTTAAAGTACAACTCACAGATCAGTACAGCCGAAATTGATGCGGCACAAAGTATTGATCGTGAAGCAATGCGTCAGCAGTCGCTATTGGCCCAGCAGCAAGCCGCACAGTTTGTGCAGCAACCACAGCAGCCACCAGCGCCTGAGATGATGCCCCCATCAACCTTTCAAGGAATGGCACAGTAAGTGACAAATGAAGACCTGGTAAATAAAGGCCGAAAGGCCAAGCAGCTGCTAGAGGATGAAACCCTCAATGCAGCGATTGCAAAATTAGAAGGCGACCAACTTTGGATATTTCGATCATCGAAACCCGAAGAGTCTGCGAGGCGCGAGACAGCGTGGTGTATGTTGCAGGCCATTGATGGCCTACGGCAAGAGTTGATCAAGATAATGGACAACGGAAAAATTGCACAAAACGCTATCAGCAAATCACAGAAAACCTTAATTTAAAAAAATACTATGGCAGAAATACAAGCAATGAATATGGTCGATGCGACCAGTGCTATCTCGGCAATGTTAGCCCCCCAAAAGGGACAAGCAGAACTTGACGAGACGCAGCCAGTCGAGGAATCCGAAGAGGAAACCGAGACAGCGGCTTCTGAAGATGATGACTCTGGTGTGGAAGACGCGCCAGACGAAGAGTCTTCAGAGGAACAGTCCGAAGAAGAGGAAGAGCAAGAGGAGCAAGAACAGCCACAGACTTTCACTGTCAAAGTAGACGGCAAGGAAGTTTCTGTCACGCTAGACGAGCTGCAAAAAGGCTATTCCAGAACTCAGGACTACACTCGGAAAACGCAGCAAATTGCCGAAGTGCGAAAGCAAGTCGAGCAAGAAACGTATGCAGTCCGAGCCGAGCGTGAGCAATACGCTCAATTGTTGGGAGCATTGCAAGCCCAACTTCAGTCTTCAGAGCCTCAAATTGATTTGGAGCGCCTCTACCAAGAGGACCCAATTGAATGGGTTAGGCAAAATGAAGTCATGCGACAGAGACAAGAGAAACTCGGTGCTATTCAATCAGAGCAGCAGCGGCTTTATCAAGTTTCCCAGCATGAGCAGCAGCGTGCTATGGAGGCCCAACTTGCCAGCCAGCAAGAAGCCCTGTTAGCAGCTTTGCCAGATTGGAAAGACCCCAAGAAGGCGAAGGCCGAAAAGGCACTGGTGATTGAGTCTGCAAAGGCAGCAGGCTTTTCAGATGAAGACTTGAAGAGTGTTTACGACCACCGACTGGTCCTGTTGCTGCGTAAAGCGGCACTGTTTGACCAGATGGTAAGTAAACGCCAAGGCATTAAGCCTGTGGTGAACAATGGCCCACGACCAGCCAAGCCTGGTGCAGCTGGTCGGGTTTCGACAACAACTGAGAGTACGCGAGCAAAGCAGCGTCTTGCTAAAACTGGCCGTGTCGATGATGCGGCTTCTGCAATTGAACTCTTATTGAAATGAGGAAATTATGGCTATCGTAAGTAACACGTTCTTGACCTATTCGGCCAAGGGCATCCGCGAAGACTTGAGCAATGTGATCACAAACATTGCCCCCGAAGAAACCCCTTACATGAGCAACATTGGCCGTGAAAACGTGTCCAACAGCTTGTATGAGTGGCAGACCGATACATTGGCCGCAGCTGCTGCCAATGCCCAGTTAGAGGGTGATGATGTTGCATCATTTGACTCTGTGACTGCTACTGTGCGTTTGCAAAACTACGCACAGATTTCACGCAAGACAATCATCTTGTCAGCTACTGAAGAAGTGGTGAACAAGGCTGGTCGTCGCAGCGAATTGGCGTTAACTTTGCATTGATAAGCGCCCGTATTCGGTAACGAATATTGAAAAACTAGGTGAATTGCTGGAAACCCTTTAGAGCCTGATACACCACAACATAGCCCGAAAGAGCAAGTGTGATGGTCCAAAAAGAATCAGGATTAGGCAATCAGCAGCCAAGCACCGCATAAGGTGAAGGTTCAACGACTAGGGAGTAATCCCGTAGGACCAAGTGGTCCGAAGTGCCTAGCCCCAGAGATGGGTGAAGATATAGTCTGATCTTGTATGAGAGTACAAGCCTCGAAAGAGGGTCGGGAAGATAACGAGTCCTGGCAAACAAAAATGACCAGATCGCAAAGCGTGGCGCTGAAATTAAGCGCGATCAAGAATTCTCCATGCTCAATGGCGCTATCGCTGTTGCTGGTGATTCTACGACTGCACGCACGACTGCCTCTTTGGGCGCGTTTGTGAAAACAAACACCGACAAAGGCTCTGGCGGTGCTGACCCATCTTACACAACGCTGCCAAACAGCGCCCGTACAGATGGCACAGTTCGCACATTCACTGAAACCATTCTCAAGAATGTGATTCAGAAGGTGTGGACTGCTGGTGGCACACCTAAGATTTTGATGTGCGGTCCTGTTAACAAGCAGCGCGTGTCAGGTTTCTCTGGTATCGCTTCCAGCCGTTTCAACATTGATGGCGGTGCAAAGCCTGCCACACTGGTTGGCGCAGTTGACATTTATGTTTCAGATTTCGGAAACGTACAGGTCATTGCAAACCGCTTCCAGCGTGAGCGTGATGCATGGGTGATCGATCCTGACTACGCCAAGATGACAGTGCTGCGCCCTTACCAGCAAGTCGAATTGGCCAAGACCGGTGACGCTGAAAAGCGTATGCTGATCGCAGAATGGGGTCACAAAGTGTTGGCTGAAAATGCCCACGGCTTGGCCGCTGACTTGGTTACTTCTTAATAGTAAGCAAACGGAAAGAGCCAGAGAAATCTGGCTCTTTTTTTAATATGATTCACAAAAGACTATTTAGCGAAAACAAAGAACAAGGCATCAAGCGCTATTGGCATGAGAATGCTGAGACTGGCGATGTGACCATTGAGACCCAGCAAGATGTGACTGCGGTGGTGGAGGCCAACAAGGCCATCTATAACGCTGTAGACGAGAAGGCTGCATGGAAAGGTGAGTGGCACTTGGTGGCATCCATCCCCGAATCCCTTTTTTACAAGATGAAGGCCGAGGGCAAGATCGATGACCAGGAGTACATGAAGCGCTGGCTCAACGATTCTGACAATCAATTTTTTAGAACAAGACCTGGGAAAATATGAGCAATTACGTCGCAGTTTGCACACCGGCCCGTGATCAAGTCCACACCAACTATTGCTACTGCATGGTCAATATGGTGGCTTATCACACACTCAACACTGAAGACGCTATCAGTCTGAAATTGATGCAAGGCACGATTATCCAAAACCAAAGGGCTGACCTTTGCTTGGATGCATTGCGCGAAGGCTGCTCACACATTCTCTTCATTGACTCTGACATGACATTCCCCCAAGACATGGTGGGGAGGCTCTTGGCCCATGACAAAGACATTGTGGCTGCCAACTGTGCCAAGCGCAGAATGCCAACTGGACCAACTGCGCAGAATTATGATGAGAACGGCAAACGAATCCCTGTCTACACCATGCCAGATTCGACTGGATTGGAAGAGGTGGGGAGCATTGGAACGGGCATAATGCTGATCAAGCGCGAGGTGTTTAAGGGTATGTCTGAGCCATGGTTTGATATGCCGTGGCAGACCACACGGGGCTACATGGGAGAAGATGTGTTCTTTTGTAAGAAAGCCAAAGAGCTGGGCTACAAAGTCTACATCGACCATGACGTTTCTCAAGAGATTGGCCACATTGGGACTTTTGAGTTTGGCCACCCTCACACTTGGATTGTGAAAGAAGAGATGGAAAAAGAGGCGAAAAATGGCACTTAGCACCTATGCAGAACTGAAGACTTCCATTGGCGACTGGCTAAACCGAGCCGACCTGACTGCTGTCATTCCTGACTTTATCTCTCTGGCCGAGGCGCAAGTGGAGCGCACACTGCGCACCAGGCAGATGATTGTCAGGGCCAATGCGTCTTTTGATGTGCAATATGGCGCTGTGCCTGCTGACTTCTTGGAGGTCAAATCCCTCAAGCTCACAAGCACAAACCCCCAGACCCCATTGTCGTTTTTGAGCATCGATGCCTTAGACAATGAGATGACGAAATACACCGGTAGTGGCAAGCCAAAATTCTTTGGCATTGTTGGTGGCCAGTTTCGCATTGTCCCGACACCAGACGCAAACTACACCACTGAGCTGACCTATTACGCAAAGTTGTCAAAGTTATCAACTAGCAACACGACCAACTGGCTTTTGACATCAAACCCCGACATTTATCTGTATGGATCATTGCTCCAGGCTGCACCATACTTGCAAGATGATGCGAGAATCCAAGTGTGGGCGACACTCTATGAGCGAGCCTTGAACGATTCACAAACTGCCGATGATCGAAGTGCATCTTCTGGTGGTGCATTGCTGACCCGTGCGAAGACTTTTGGATAAGGACTGATATGTCATCTTTTACCGACTACACCGAAAACCTAGTTTTAAATTTTCTACTCACAGCCAATACGGCCACACGCCCCACGGCTTGGTATGTTGGCCTCTTCACGGCTGCACCGAGCGACACTGGTGGCGGCACTGAGGTGTCTGGCAGCGCCTATGCGCGAGTGGTGACTGGCACAATCACTGTCTCCGGCACAAGCCCCACAAACGCAACAAACGCAGCGGCCATCGAGTTTGCAGCTGCCAGCGGTGGAAACTGGGGATCAATTGGCTGGGCCGGCATCTTTGATGCAAGTACCGGTGGCAATCTTTTAGCCTGGGCGGCATTGACCACAGCACGCACCATCAATGATGGCGATGTGCTGCGCATCCCAGCTGGCGACCTTGATGTCACATTGACATGACATGGCAGCCTATGGTCTTGGCCCGTATGGACAAGGGAATTATTCCTATGGCGTAAGCCTTGGAGCAGTTACCCTTGCAGCCACCAGCACGGCTGCATTCAACGCAAGACGCATCTGCATAGGCGCGTTTTCTACGTCTGGCACTAGCACAGAGACTGTCAGCGCCAATGTAGTCAAGACAGCATCATTCTCAGTTTCAGCCTCTAGCACTGCCACAGCAGCTGCACAGCGCATTGCCATTGGCGCGGCCACGGCCTCAAGCGCCAGCACCATGTCAATCAGCGCCTTGCGCTATGCGGTGGGGGTAGCAACATTTGCGGCCACATCGAGCGCGAGCTTTGCAGCCAGGCGAGTGGCCATTGGGTCATTTGCCTCAGTCGATGTCAGCACCATGGCGGTGTCGGCCATCAGGGTCCCACTGATTCAAATCCTGATTCAAGACTTTGCCACCATGACTGTGGCCACCAAGGTGGTGCTGCGCGGATCAGTGGCAATGGCGGCCACATCTAGTGTGAGCATTAACGGCCAGAGAAGACAAAGCACGCCAATCAATTTCACTTGCCAGTCATCTATGACGATTGCTGGCAATCTAAAATGGGTGGCAGAGTCTGACACGGCAGAAACATGGAATGCGATCTCTGACAATTCAGAGACTTGGACACCGATCACAGACACATCAGAAACATGGACCGCAATCTCTGACAGCAGTGAAACTTGGACTGCAATTGCGGATAATAGCGAATCATGGCAAATAGCCGCATAGGGGTAGAAAATGGCAGATTTAACCACAACGAATCTATTACTCACCAAACCAGAAGTTGGTGCATCCACTGACACCTGGGGAACAAAGATAAACACCGACCTAGACTCGGTCGATGCAGTCTTTGCAGCTGCCGGCACTGGCACAAGTGTGGGCCTCAATGTTGGCGCTGGTAAGACTTTGAGTGTGGCCGGCACACTGGTGGTGACTGGCTCGGCCAGCACGATTGACGCGACTGCCATTGGCGCTACCACACCAGACACTGGTGCTTTCACGACATTAAGCTCAACTGGCAACACAACACTTGGCGATGCATCAGGCGATGCAGTCACCATCAATGGCACGGCAACATTTGCCAATGCAAGCCCAGTCTTGACACCAGGCACAGCCAACGGGGTCGCCTTTCTCAATGGTTCAAAGGTTCTGACAAGTGGCTCTGCGCTGACTTTTAATGGCACAACACTCTCAGCAACCAACGACATTACTGTCAATAGCGTAAAAGTTGGGCGTGGTGCGGGTTCTGTGTCTACCAATACTGCGGTGGGTGAAGATGCTTTAAGTAATGGTTCTCAATCAGGCGTTAGAAATACATCTTTAGGATTTAGGGCTTCATACCTTAATACATCGGGCCAAAACATAACAGCGCTGGGTGCTTATGCTCTTTACAGCAATGACACAGGCTCTGACAATACTGGCATTGGATTTGGTGCGCTTGATTCAAACACATCGGGCAGTAACAACGTGGGCGTTGGAGTTGGTACATTGCAGACCAACAGCACAGCATCTAACAACACTGCTGTAGGTTATCAGGCGGGGTATACAAACAACACTGGTACGCAAAATACCTTTTTAGGTTTTAATGCTGGCTACACAAATAATAGTAATTACAACGTGTTTATTGGTGGGGAGACTGGAAAGTTTTCAACTGGTACGCTTAATAATTTTGTAGGTTACAACTCTGGTTACAACATGACCGCAGGGTCAAAGAACACCATTATTGGCGGTTTTACAGGTAACACAGGTGGCCTAGACATTCGCTCATCAGACAACTACATCGTGCTGTCTGACGGAGATGGAAATCCACTTATTTCCACAGCCAATAGTCAAACAGTAGCACTAAAAGGCGCAGTCCCCAACTCAGGCACAGGCATCACATTCCCCGCAACTCAATCAGCATCATCAAACGCTAATACTTTGGATGACTATGAGGAGGGGACTTGGACACCTACACTTTCTTTTGGTGGTGCAAGCGTAGGAATTACCTATGGAGTTAATCAAGGAACATACACAAAAATTGGTAATTTAGTTACTGGTCGATTTGTTATGGGTTTATCTAGTAAAGGCTCTTCAACTGGAAATGCCACTATTGGAGGATTGCCTTTTACTCTTGGTGTTGCTCTTGGAGTTGCAGTAACAGAACTTGCATTTACCTTTACATTAAGCCCTCCAACAAATGGATGGCCTCAAGATGGTCTAACAAGTATAAATCTTTGGGCAATGGGCGCAACTGGTATTACATACACAACAGACACAAGTTTTAGTAATGCCAGTCGTTTAGATATGTGGTTTCAATACTTTATTGTTTAAGGAAAAATTATGTCAACATTTACAGAAAAAACTTCTATCTCTGAATTTAACATTCAGTCTAATGGCTGCATTAGTGTTCGCAAGACCACTGAGGTTCTAAAAGATGGAATTGTGATTTCATCAACTTACTGGCGTTGTGTTTTAGTGCCAAATGACACACAAGCGTCAACAGTATTAGATGAGGCTTATTACTTGAGCATTGCTCAAGTGGCTTGGACTGCTGAAGTTGTTAGTGCTTATCAAGCAGAGCAAGCACGAATTGCTGCTGAACAGGAAGCACAACGATTGGCTGCTGAAGCTGCACAGGCTGCGGCTGAAGCTGCTGCTGCATCTGCATAATCATGGATGCAGATGTTGACAAAAGGCTTGCCGTGCATGAAGCGATCTGTTTAGAAAGATACAACAACATTGATCGGTCACTGCGCGATGGGGACAAGCGCATGACCAAGATTGAATACTTGCTCTATGCGGTGATCATTGCGGTCTTGTTTGGACCAGGTGTTGCTGCCGAATTCGTCAAGAAAATATTCGGGCTATGAGAGACTGGGCCGTGGCAATCATTGCTGCGGTCTGCATCACTGTCTTTGTGATCTGGGGCAGCTTTGTCATCATTTTGTTTTGGCCATGATTTATGCTCTGGTCCTATTAGCGGCCATCGAGTACAGATGCGTCAAATGGACATGGACTGGTGATGTCTACAACCGAAGAGTTGTGTGCATTAAGTGGGAAAAGATTGAACGGAAGTAATCATGGACCCGATGTTAGCCCTGGCAGGGATACAAAACGCCATCAGCATGGTCAAGAAGGCCAGCAAGGTCGCATCCGACCTTGGCTCACTCGCGCCAATGATTGGCAAGATGTTCGATGCCAAGAGTGCGGCCACCAAGGCGCTGATCGAGACAAAGAAGAGCAAAGGTTCCAACATGGGAACCGCCCTCCAGATTGAGATGGCACTGGAGCAGGCCAGAGCCTTTGAGGAAGAGCTGAAGATGCTCTTTATGACCACTGGCAAGGTCGATGTCTGGAACAAGATCAAGGCCCGTCAGGACCAGATGGACATCGATGACGCAAGAGAGCTGCGGTCTTTAGAGAAGGCAGAGAAGGCGGCCAAAAAGAAAGAGGAAGAGATGAATGAGCTGGCCATGATCATTGGCGGTGTGGCTTTTGTCTTGTTCTTGGTGGCCATTGGCATCAATGAATTGATGGACTTTTGTAACACCACCAGAAGGTGTGGAAGATGACTTGGCTTGATATAGTTCTTTGGTCTGCTGTACCTTTTAACTATTTGTTTTGGATAGTTATTTATCCAAGGTTAAAAAAAAATGAACGAATATCAGAAGACCTTTGACCTATGCCTCAAGATATTCATCTATGGGTGTGTGGCGCTTTGGTTTCTGGGTTTCTTGAAATTCTTGCCGAATGACTTATCTGACAAAATTGTCAATTTACTGCTGGGCAGAGTAGGATTAGGCAAATGAGATATTTACTGCTTCTGTTACTGCTGACTGGCTGCGAAGACCGCTATCGATACAAGTGCCAGAATCCTGACCATTTCCACGCACCAGAGTGTCAGAAGCCAAAGTGCTTATTTACTCAGCAGTGTCCAGAATACCTGGTCGCACCCATCTTGGAGAAACAAGTCAATGCAAACCAGCCAGAAGCCAAATCTAACCCCTGACGAGATCGAGGTCAGAGTCTGGGGCTTTGTGGTCATTGCGGTCACTTGCATTCTTTGCTTCATTGTGGTGGCGCTTTTGTACTCTGTGACCTTTGTCACTCAGCCCATCAAGTCCATGGCCCCGATTGACCAGGCATATACCAAAATGCTGAACGACATTGTCTTGCTCATTGTTGGCGGCATTGGTGCGGTGATGGGCAAGAAGGCGGTGGGGTCTGCTGCCAAGGCTTTTGGTGGCCAGCAGTCCATGCAGCCGATGGGCCAGTGCATAGGCCAGCCCATGCAAGGCTATGGCCAGCAATACGGCTACAGCAATAATCACGGCTTTAACGCAAAGACCAACGGCATCCCATCCCAGCCATTTGGCGCTATGCCGACATGGACCAATCCAGAGCTTGATGAGAGCTGGACACCTGGTCCACCACCCACAACGCCACCGGACCATCTTGAGGATGACCATGAGCGCATTCAACTGGCTGCGGCCAGACAGGAGGCAGAATAATGTTTGGCATCCCACTCCCCTATATCGCTCTGGCTGTTTGCATTGCCTTGTTTGGTTCTTACCGAGGTGGGTATCACTTTGGCTGGGAAGACAGGGACAATGACATGAAGATTGCCATTGCCAAGAAGAATGATGAAGCCAGAGCCAAAGAGGCAGAGCTTGGCACTAAATTGATTGATCAGGAAACGAAACTCAGAAAGGCCCAAGATGATATTGTCAAGAAACAGTCTGCTATGCATGAGCTTGCTAGGACTGGCCGGCTGCGCCTCCCAACCCCAAGTTGTCCACAAGCCAGTCCAAGTGCCACCATTGCCACTGGAAATCCACAACCCAGCGATCCCCCTCAAGCCGAATCTGAGCGACAGGTTATTGAAGCTCTTATCGACCTCGCAGCCGATGGAGACAAAGCCATCACCAAGCTCAATGCCTGCGTCAGCGCCTACGAAGAAGTAAGGAGAATCGTCAATGGTCAATGAAGCACAGCTGGCACGGCTGCACATTGGTCCAGAGTGGGTCGATGCGCTTAACGAGACTTTCCAGCGCTTTGACATTTCAACGCCTCTGCGCCAGGCTGCCTTTATCGGCCAGTGTGGCCATGAGTGTGGCCAGTTTAGGATTCTTGAAGAGAACTTGAATTACAGGGCAGAGGCTTTGCAAAAGCTCTGGCCCAAGCGCTTTGATGCGGCCAAGGCCCAGATGTGTGCCAAGAATCCAAAGCTCATTGCCAACACTGTCTACAGTTCACGCATGGGTAACAGGGATGAAGCCAGTGGGGATGGGTATCGTTTCCGAGGCCGTGGCTGCATTCAATTGACCGGCTCGGCTAACTACCACCATGCTGGTCAAGCGCTTGGTGTGGACCTGATCATGCAGCCCGAGCTGGTGGCCACGCCCCAGTATGCTGCGCTGACAGCCGGCTGGTTCTGGGACACCCACAAGCTCAACCAGTATGCGGATGCCCAAGACTACCGGACCATGACTAAAAAGATCAATGGCGGCTTTATTGGCCTAGACGATAGGATCAAGCACATCAACCATGCACTGTCTGTCCTGACATAATTAAGCCATGGCCACCAAACAGCAACAAATTGAGTCTCCATCTATACCGAGTCTGGGATACCCACCAGACTTGTATGAGCGCAGGCACTTTAATGAGAACTATGGCTCTTTGAATGTTTTCTTTAGAAAACTGACCACAGCGCTTGGCTCACTGTTTGGACCAAGAGGAAGCCGGTTTATCTATGCCCCACTTGGGGCTTTTCAAGACTCAACCGACCAAGTGGCGGCCAACACCACCACGGCCTATGCGGTCACATTCAACACCACAGACTTTTCCAGTGGCGTGACAATAGCCAGTAACAGCCGAATCACTGTGGCCGATGCCGGAATCTGGAACTTGCAGTTTTCCATTCAGTTTACAAACACGACTAATTCATCTCAGGATGTGGATGTCTGGTTTCGGGTCAATGGGACAAATTCGGCCAATTCAAACAGCAGATTCGGCTTTGCACCCAGAAAAGGTGCAAGCGATCCGTATCACACCATTGCTGCCATGAATTATTTTTTGAGCTTGAATGCCAATGACTATGTCGAGATAATGTGGAGGCCAACCGATGTCGGTGTCACGATTGAACAATACGCTGCTAGCGTCAGCCCCACACGGCCAGCAGTCCCATCAGCCATTGCCACAATGAGCTTTGTCTCAAACATTACCTAAACACTGCCATGTACATACCCCTAAAATTACCCCCAGGCATCTACAGAAACGGCACTGAGTACCAGTCAGCAGGCCGATGGTTTGATGCCAACTTGGTGCGATGGTTCGAGAATACTTTGCGGCCCATGGGTGGCTGGAGGTTGAGGTCAAGCCAACAGTTAAGCGGTATGTGTCGAGGACTGATCACCTGGCGCGACAATGGCGGCACACGCTGGATCGCTGCCGGTACGCACACAAAGCTCTATGTGATGAGTGACGCTGGGGTCAGGAAAGAAATCAGCCCGACCGGCCTTGCTGGCGGCATTGCCAATGCAAGCAATGTCACTGGTTATGGATACAGCACCTATGGCAGCTATGCCTATGGTGTGGCGCGACCTGACACTGGCAACACCATCCCAGCTACCACCTGGTCATTTGACACATGGGGCGAGTATTTGATTGCCTGCTCAAGCACAGACGGGATGCTGTACGAATGGCAATTGGGATTTACTACGCCAACAATTGCGGCCAGAATTACCAATTCACCAGCGGGAAACAAGGCCGTTTTGGTGACTGCCGAGCGCATCATGTTTGCCCTTGGCGCTGGTGGCAATCCAAGAAAAGTGTCATGGTCTGACCAAGAGGACAATACAGTCTGGACACCGGCAGGCAACAATCTGGCTGGTGACTATGAGCTGACAACGCCTGGCACACTGCTGGCCGGCAAGCGCGTCAAGGGTGTCAATCTACTGTTTACAGATGTGGATGTCCACACGGCCCAGTATGTTGGCGCTCCATTTGTCTATGGCTTTGAGAAGGCTGGCTCTGGATGCGGTCTCATATCGGCCCAGTCTGTGGCGGCCATTGACACTGCTGCCATTTGGATGAGCAAGTCAGGCTTTTGGATTTATGACGGATATGTCAAGCCACTGCCATGCGATGTGTCTGACTACATCTTCAACAATATGAACTTTAACCAGGCATCCAAAGTCTATGCTGTCCACAACAGCAAGTTTGGTGAAATCTGGTGGTACTACCCAAGCGGTGGCAGCAATGAGAATGACAGCTATGTTACTTACAACTACAGAGAGCAGCACTGGAACATAGGGTTACTTGCCAGGACTGCTGGCACTGATGCAGGAGTGTTTACCAACCCCATGGCCGTGTCCACAGACGGGTACGTCTATGAGCATGAGGTCGGCTTTGCTTATGACAGCGCCAGCGTCTACGCTGAGTCTGGGCCAATACAGCTGGGCAATGGCGACAACATCATGTCTGTCAGGCAAGTTGTGCCAGATGAGCAGACGCTGGGTGAGGCGGTGGTTTCATTCAAAACCCGCAATTACCCCACTGGTGCGCAGTCTACGTTTGGGCCATACACGGCAGCCAACCCCACTGATGTCAGGTTTTCTGGCCGGCAAGTCAATGTGAAGGTGACTGGTGCGGTATTGGCTGACTGGCGAATTGGGGTGATGAGGCTTGATGCCGTGCCATCCAGCAAGCGATGAGTGATCAGGAACATTTGGAGAGGCTACGCCACCATGTGGAGGCGGCATTAGAATACTCTGGAGGCACACATAATTTTGACGATGTCGCTGAGATGGTTGAAAAGCAGCAATTACAGCTGTGGCCGGCCAAGGACTCGGTGGTGTTGACAGAGATCATTGTCTATCCCAGGCTAAAAAATTTGCATTATTTTCTGGCTGGTGGCGACCTAGATGAACTCTCACGGATGAGACCAATGATCGAATCCTGGGGCAAGTCTATTGGCTGCACCAGAGTGACCTTGGCAGGCCGCAGAGGCTGGTCAAAGACATTTTTGAAAGACGAAGGCTACAGTCCACAATGGACTGTACTTGCAAAAGATTTATAGGGGATAGATATGGCTTCAGCTGGACTTGCATGGTCACTAGCAAATGGTATTACTGAGGCGGAGTATTACGAAAACTTGCGCAAATCTTTAATCACTGCCACAGAAAATGGTGTCAGTGATGCAACCATTGCCAAAGAGATGGAGAAGTATGGCATCAGTGCGGCTGATCTGGCCAAAGCCACTGGTGTAGAGACTAAAGTTGTTCAAGACAGAATAGACACTGTCACAACACCAGGTCTCTTGGAGCCAGAGGTGGTCACACCAACACCACCCACTGGCGGTGGCGGTGGCGGTCTTTTGACTCCAGACGTTGTGACCCCTGTTCCTCCTGTTGCAGTAGCACCAGTGGTTACGGCTCCAGTGGTTACGGCTCCAGTGGTCACGGCTCCGGCAGTAACAGCACCAGCAGTGACACCTCCAGTGGTCAAGCTACCCACTACCCCAATCACAATAAATACACCAGGTCTTCTAACTCCAACGACACCAGTGACACCACCAGTGGTCGCGCCTCCAGTAGTGGCGGCTCCAGTCACGCCTCCAGTGGTAGCAGCACCAACAACGCCCACACGATCTGCCGGTCTGACCTGGTCATTGGCTAATGGCATCACTGAGGCGGAATACTATAAAAAGGTCGCTGAAGATTACAAAAGAGCTGTCGATTTAAAGTTAACAGACGCACAAATCAAAAGCACCATGGACCAGTATGGCATCAGCGCTGCTGATCTGGCGACTGCTACTGGCTCAGACCTTAAAAAAGTTGAAACCAGAGTAACAGCGGCAGTGCCAACAACCCCAGCTGAAATTGCATACGATAAAGCCGCAAAAGAAGAGCTGGCGGCAAGAGAAGCCAAAGCTGCTGCCGAGAAAAAAGCCAATGATGCGGCATGGGCCGAAAAGGAAAGGCTAAACAAACTTGCATGGGAAGAAAAGCAAAAGCAAAATGAGCTTGCTTGGGCAGAGCAACAAAGAAAAAATGCACTTGACTATGCTGCACAGCAAAAAGCTGCGGCTGATGCAGAACGAGCCAAATTAGATGCGCTTAGAACGCCAGAAACAAATCCATTCATAAATGCTGGACCAATAAACCCAGAGCTACCGCCTGGTCAAGTTGGCTTTACACAGCCCACACAACCCGAATCTGGGCCGCTGACCTTTGCGGAAAACTTAAAGAATTACCAGTCAATCCCAGTTGGCGCTCAATACAACCCCTATGCGGTCGGTGGCACTGGATCACCCTACAGCCAGATCATGGCCCAGGCAAAGCCATTGGGCAACCCATACGCCAATGCTTTGGCTGGCCAATCCATGGGCGGCTTCAACCCAGCTTTGTATGCCCAAGCCGCTGCGGCCTATAAGGCCGAGGCCGATGCAGCGAAAGCAGCAGCAGATGCTGCAGCAGTAGCGCCAGAAAGCACAGGATTAGCCTATGGCGGCATGGTCCATGGCGGCCTGATGTTTGGACCAAACCCTGCCGGCCCAGATGATGGCGCTGTCAATCTTGATCTTGGTGAGTATGTGGTCAAGAAGTCTTCAGTCAATAAATACGGCAAGGGACTTCTGGACATGATCAATGAAGGCAAAATACCCGCAAAGAAAATTAGATCGTTACTGGATTAAAGGAAAAATTATGTCAAAAGGTGGAAGCACAACCTCAACAAGCTCCATTGATCCACAGATCAAGGATGCGTTTTTATCCAACTTTGAGCAGGCCAAGAATGTGGCCGGTGCATTGCCGGTACAACAGTTTGCAGGCTACAACCCGCTGCAACTGGCAGGCGAGGAGGCTCTGGTCAACACATCCCTTGCTGGCCCAGGCATTGCTGGCACAGACTTGGCGGCTCAAATGGCTGCCACTAATAGCCTCTATCAGCCCTCTGTACTCAAAGCGCAGCAGACTAACTTAGGCATGAGTGGCCCAGGCTCTATTGCTTCTTACATGAATCCCTATACAGAGTCTGTGCGCAAGAACGCATTGGCTGACCTTGAGTCCTCGCGCCAGGCTGCCGTGCAGCAAACTGGTGAGCGTGCAGCGGCTGCCAAGGCTTTTGGTGGATCACGCCAAGCAGTGGCCGAAAGCCTGACCAATACTGGCTTTGCCAAGCAGGCTGGCGACCTTGGCACTAGGCTCAACGAGCAGGCATTCAATCAGGCCATGGCTTTGCAGCAGGCCGACATTGGCCGGATGTCAGCGGCAGACATTGCCAATCAGCAAGCAGGCTTGCAAGGCGCTCAATTGCGTCTGGCTGGCTCTGGCCAGCTTGGAAGTCTTGCGGCCCAGCAGCAGGCATTGCGTCTTGGTGGCGCTCAGAATGTCATGGCCGCTGGCAGTGCGCGTCAGGCCCAAGAGCAGCAGAGAATGGATGCCATTCGAAACATTGGCCTCCAGCGCCTTGGTGTGGTGCAAACAAGTCTTGGTGCGCAGCCTGCCAACCTTGGCATGATTACTCAGACCCCATACACCCAGAACCCAGTGGCTGGCGCTGTTGGTGGGGCATTGGCTGGTGGCAAATTGTTTGGATTGCCTGGTGCAATTGGCGGTGGAATTCTTGGCGCAATTGGCCCCTAAAGGAGTAAGAAATGGCTGAATTTAGTTTTTCTGATTTATTCAAAAGCGACAATGCGGGTGGCGACATTTTCGGCAATATGTTTGGCGGTGGTGGCACGCCAACGGGGCTTGATGCACTGTTGACAGAGGATCAGCGCAAACTCTTAAGCCGTAATGCGACACTTTCAGCAGCTGCTGCACTCTTGCAAGCCAGTGGCCGAAGCCCACAGCGTATTGGTCTGGGCCAAGCTCTAGGCTCTGCCCTGCAAGCCGGCCAAGGCGCTTATGAGAAAGGTCGTGCCAGCTCTTTTCAAGATTTAATTTTGGGTGAGAAGCTGAAAGAAGGTCAGGCAGAACGTGCGCGTGATGCAGATTATTTTGCAATGCTAAAGGCAGCAGGCCAGCCAGCAATGCCCACACCAGGCGGTCAAATGCCTATACCCCCAGCGGCCATAGATGGTCCTGGTGTGCAAGTGTTTGCACCAGATGCCCCCAGAGCAGCTGCGCCAATGACTGCACCAAACATCTTTGCCAATATGACACCAGAGCAGCGAACACTGCTGGCCGGTATGCCTCGCAAAGAAGGTGCAAAGTTTTTGCTTGAAACTACGAAGCCAGAAGCTACTCCAGAAAACATCAAGACTTTGAGAGCATTGGGCCTGCCCGTGACACTGGAAGGCTTGCGTCAACTGGACAAGCCAGAGGCATCACCAGCTGAGTCAAAACTGCTTAGAGAAGCCGGAGTGCCTGTTACTCTTGAAAACATCATGAAGCTCAAGCGATCTGGTGCGGCTAACACTAGTGTAGATGTCCGGATGCCTGGCAATCAGCAATTCTTGGCTGGTGTTGGAACTGATGTTTCTAAAACATTGACTGATTTGACAGCTGGAGCAAGGTCTGCAAATGAGACATTGACAAATGTAGAGAGAATGCTGCCTGCGCTTGATAAGGCCATTCTTGGCCCAGGTGCAGATTACAGAACAGCCATGGTGCGAATTGGCCAGCAATTGAATATCGCTGGTGCTGATGCAAATGAGCAATTAGCTAACACCAGAATTGTGGTCCAAGGGTTGGCCCAGCAAGAGCTTGACGCTGCGGCCCAAATGCGCGGCCAAGGATCATTGACCGAAGGTGAGCGCGGAATACTTAGACGCGCAGCTGCTGGCGATCAAACACTAAGCGCTGCCGAGATTAAGCAAGCATTGTCAACGGCACAGAAAACATCTAGATATCGCTTAAAAGAACAAAAAGACTATCTGGAACGCGCTAGCAAATTGCCAGGCTTTGAGCAGTTTGCACCTATGTACCAAGTCACGCCTTATGGTGGTGGTGGGAATCCACTGGAAGATGCCATTAACAGATCACTTCAATTACGTTCTTCTGGAGGTCAGCGATGAGCGATGCATTAGAAGGTTTCACAACCGAAGAACTGCTAAAGATTAAGGCTGGGGATGTCTCTGGCCTATCTACTGAAAAGCTGAATATTCTTAAAAGCATTCTGTCTCAGAGTCTAGACATTGATCGCCCTGCACCAGCTCCAGCGCCAGCTCCAGCGCCAGCATTGGCCCAGCCACTGCCAGAAGCTCCAACCCAACGCCTGCGATCCATTGGCCAAGGTGTCACGATGGGTGCATCCGATGAGATGGAAGCTCAATTGC